TACAAAACCTTTAATTGTTTAGAACTACTATTATAAGTAATATAAAAATATATAACTAACTGATAATCAATGGAAACTAATTATAATTTTATAGTATTTTTTAAATATAAAGTTACTGGTTATAACTATTATTTCACAGATGATAATAAGTTATTTAACTACGATACTAAAAGATATTCTAAAAAAGTTGTTAGAGGTTATTCAGTTGGTTATAATCTAAACGGTAAATTTATAACGCTAGATAATTTAAGACCGTTACTCACTAAAATAACTAAATTAAGTAAGAACTTATGAAAAAAATAACAGTAATATTAGGAGTTTTATTAATTATAGTTAGTTGTAAAACTAAAAAGACATTTACAACTACAGACTCAAAAGATACTATAAAAACAGTTAAGATTGTAAAGATAACAAATCCACAACTTAATAATATAGTTATAGACGATCCTTGTGATAGTTTAGGTAACTTAAAACCTTTCAACTATACATTCGTATCAGATAAAATTAAAACGTCTTTAAAAGCTATTAATGATACTATTTATTTAGAACAGAATATTGATAGTATTAAAGATGTTTGGGAAAGTGAGTATAGAAGTAGTTATAAAAGTAAAGAAGAATTAAAAGTAATAACAGAAAGATATATACCTAAATGGGCTTGGTATAGTTTAATTTATTCAATATTATCATCAATATGGATATTTAGAAAGCCTTTATTAAGATTAATTAATCCAGTAAAAATGTAAATTAAAAACAATTATATGAGTGAAATTAGACCTAGATTAAGAGGTAATGTAAAAAAAGCGTATAAGAATTTAATTAAAGATGAAAACAGGATATTAGTAATTGGTGATATACATGAGCCATTCACGTTAAAAGGTTATTTAAAACATTGTAAAGAAGTTTACGCTAAACACAATTGTAATAAAGTAGTGTTTATAGGAGATGTAATAGATAATCATTATTCTAGTTACCACGAAACAGATGCTGATGGGATGGGTGGATTAGATGAGCTTGAAATAGCTATTAAAGGTTTGTCAAGATGGTATAAAGAATTTCCTAATGCAGATATTACAATCGGAAATCATGATCGTATTATAATGCGTAAGGCTCAAACAAGTAACATACCTAGTAAATGGATTAAGCAATATAAAGAAGTATTAGAAACTCCAGGATGGAACTTTGTTGATAGAGTTGTTTATGATAACGTTCAATATGTACATGGTGAAGGTGGAACTGCTCACACTAAATGTAGAGCTGATATGATGAGTACGGTGCAAGGTCATTTACATACTCAATGCTACACTCAATGGTTTGTAGGTCAAAATTTCAAAGTATTTGGCATGCAAGTAGGTTGCGGAATAGATAACGATGCTTATGCTATGGGATATGCTAAGAGAGGTAAAAAACCTGCTATTGGTTGCGGTGTTATTATTGGAGGTCACACAGCAATAAATGAATTAATGGAATTATAATAAAATAAATGATAAATAATTAGGTGGTTAAAATAATTATAACTACTTTAGCATTATAATTAATAAATGGTTTGAATTAAATATTAGTAACGTATGCCGCCTTAGTACGTGATCAGTAAGGTATAGTGCAACAACTTTTTTATTTCATAATGAGTAGTTGGTTTATTTCAAATTGCACTAAAAAATTAACCTACTAGTGAAACGGAATGACGCTAGTAGGTTTTTTTATTATCTATACATTAATATACCCAAATAACTTGACTAGGTTTATCAATATCACAATCTACATGAATAAAAGTCTTTGCAATACCTATACGAGTAAATCCTGCGTTAATTAAAGCGTTTAATATAATAAATCTACCTCTACTATCAACACATTTTATATCGGCTGCTAATCCTTTTAAATGGCTTGAATCTTTTGATACTTTATAACCTTTTTTAGCTAAATGTTTATTGTGCTTTATAGTTCTGTAACCGCTATTAATTTTAAAAGGTATATTAGCTTCTGCACGTGCTTCTTCTAACATTGACAAGAAAGTACTATCCATTAGCTCACCACTACCCTTTAAATCAGGACTATCAAATTCATGTGGTTTAAAGTGTTTCATTTTCCAAATTTTAAATACATCATTATAGCACTTGCTAATCCTGCTCCAATAGCATAGGCTTTTTCTAATCTTGTTAATCTAACATCAAATCTAGATACTCGCTCAATCCAACCTTTAGTTCTTGTAGAACTATCACCAATTAAATGAAATGTTAACTTTTGAAAGTCATCATTTAACTTTTTACTATTATCTTTTATCTCTTTTACATCTGATTTTATATGATCTACATCATTTCTTAATACTACAAATTCTTCTCGGTCTTGTGTTGTCATGTGAGGACTATTATTTTAAATTACAATTTTTTTTCTTCTACTTTCTTTTTTAATAATCCGTAAAGGTCGTTAGGCGCAAACATTAAACCTAATCCTATTAAAGCACCCACCAACATAATCATATAACTGACTTCTATTTCTTTAACTAAAAACATTGGAGCTATCCAATAGAATAAATCAGCTAATAAAAATATAATTCCTAATGCTGTTGTGGTGTCTTTTTTAAAATTATCTATTTTCATATATTTGTATTTAAAATATTCCTTTAATTATTAATCTTATAAATAATATTTTTAATTCAAAATGCTTAGTGTTTGCATACCTTTTAGTGTGAGGTATAAAATCAATTTCAGATTCTAATTTTATTTTTATTCTCATTTTATTATTTTATTTGTTCATGTCCTTCTGCTATTATCTCAAAATCAACTAATGATGTTAAATCATCTTGTATAACTATCTCTAAATCTTCACTCGATCCAATTCTAACAACTGCACCCATTTTATTTTGACCAGCAAATGTTAAACGACCTGTAAACCCATCTTGTTGGTTACCTGCTGCTAATTGAATATCTAAATCATACATTATATTTTTTAAATCTGCATTTGTTTTAGCGTTTAATATGTTTTGAGAAGTTCCATCTACTCGTCGTAGTACTATACCTCTTAGCAATCCACCTGCAATATCACCAAATTTAGAAAGGTCTACACTTGTATTTGTAAGGCATTTAAACATTATTCTAGTAATATCTACAGCTAATGGTATATCAGTACCTAAAGGGTTTCTAATACCAAAAATTTGAGGTGTTACACTACCATCTACATTCATATTTGTGTTACCAACAGTTACAGATGATGTTGTAGCTGGAAATTCAAAATCTAAAGGAGTATCTAATGTTATTGCAAGTGTATTAATAGCTAATATATTAGAGAAAAAAACACGATTTGAAACAACATCGTAAATAGTTAAATATTGACCTACAACAAACCCAACAGCACTCAAAACATTTATAATATAATCATTCTTAGCTGTAGTAGTTGTTAGATTAGTATTAGCTAAAATATTACTAGCTTTGATAACATATAAAGGAGCTGTACTATCCTGTATAGATACATCTAAAGCTCCACTTTCATTAACGCTAATATTACTACTTGTATTTCTTTTAAGCCACTCTAAAAGAGTCGGTAAATCAACCCACGCTATATCATTTTCATCAACTAACTCACTAAATATATAATTTTTATCTTGTGAACTATCATTTATATATTTAAAATGTATATTAGTACCATAATCTTTATATCTTACGCTTAGTTTTGGGTACTCTGTCGTTTCACCTGTTCCTGTGTCTGTTAGTATTATGTAGTTGTATGATGCCTCTAGTCTTATTGCCATCTTTTATGTATTTTTTTAGTTTAATAATATTCTCTTTCTTTGGCTTATATTGTTTTTTATCTATCATAAATACCATCCACCTGTATAGTTAACCGTTCTATCTGGGTTTATTTCGTTATCTGTATTTGTTGAATACTCAGGATATAAAGCACTCTTATCACATAAATAATCCACTAATCTTTGAGTATAGTATTGTGCAAAATCTCGTTCTTTCTGTACTAAATAATCTACTTCTGATTTATCTACACTAATACTATTTTCTAAAGAGTGTTTAAATATACCACCATTACCAACTGTATAAGCTGCAAAAGGTAAATACTCAGCACCTGCAAAATGAATTAAAGCATCTTGTATATAATCGTTTATTAAAGTGATTTCATTAGCGTTTAAATCGTTTGCTATGATACCTGCTTGTAAACGTTTGTATAAATCAGTACCTAAATAGTTTTGTATGTGTATTTCCTGAGCTATTTTAATATAGTTCATGAATTT